AAATTGCAGCAGCGGTGCAGGCGGGCGAGGCGGACATTCTGAGACTTTGGGCGGCGGTTGAACGCTTTGCGTGGCAGCAGACCTTGAGGTGGGTGCGGGCAATGGAAGGCCGTGCGGGTGTCGAGGAAAGCGATCTTCTGCAAGTGGCGTTTATCTCCCTCATGGACACGCTGCCAACATGGGATGTGAACAAGGGTGAATTTCTCACGCTGTACGGCATTAAGCTCAAGGCGGAGCTCACAGAAGCCTGCGGGCAGCGAACACAGCGGACGCGATGTGACCCCATCAACACTGTTTGCCGGTCGATGGACGAGCCGATAGGCGACGAGGACAGCGACCTGACGCTTGGTGACACGATCTCAGATGAAGCAGCAGAAGAGGCCTTTGAGGACGTCGAACAACGGGATTTTCAACAGGCCGTACAAGCGGCGCTTGCACAACTGACGGATGCACAGCGCGAGGCGATCATCGGTGAATTCTGGTTCGGACGAAAGCCAGACCCAAAGTTGAGGCGGGAAGCGCTGCGAGCCTTGCGGCATCCGCGCATTCGAAAGCCGTTAGTGGAATTTTACCGTTGAAAGAACGATGCAACGTCAGAAAAAACAAAGCCGGAAAGGGGGCTTTTCAAACTTTGTCAAAGAAAATCAGAGATGAGACCATTATTGAAGCGCTGCTGATCTCCGCGACGGTGCGGAGCGCGGCGGCAAAGCTCGAGATCAACGAGCAGACGATCTATCGCCGAAAACGCGACCCTGAGTTTATGCAGAAGTATAACGAGGCACGGCGCGAGCGAACCGAAGCAGCGCGGAATGTGCTGCAGGAGCGGGCGCACGCCGCGGCGGATACGCTGGCAACGATCATGCAGGATGCAGACGCGCCCGCACAGACCCGCGTGAGTGCCGCGGCAGAGATTTTACGGCAGACGGTGAAATACACGGAGATCACAGACATCATGCAGCAGCTTGACGAGCTTGAAGCATGGCGAAGGGAGCAGGAACAGCGATGAAGAAAAATTTTGATATCCGCCTTGCGGCGTTGCGGGAATACCTCAGGTCGCTGTCAGCCGATGAGACGGTCTTCATCGTCGAGGGCGGCGGTGAGTTCCGCACGGCAGAAGATGCGTTTACGTATTTGCGTAAGTATGGCGCGGTGACGCCGGACGGCAAACGCATTGTGCTGTATCCCCATCCTGTCGAGGGCGTTGACCCGTTAAGCCTGTCGCTCTATCAGATGATTGATGAAGCAATCGAGCAAGGTAAGTTGGAACTGCCGGAATTGGAGAGTGACGATTTATGCAAATAGGAACACGCCTTGACCATATCCGCGCCTTTATGGAGCGACGCAGCGGGCGGCAGCTTGTATTTGAGTACTGCACCCCCACCGGCGAAGAACAAATGGGAAACCTTGAAGAAATGACCGCTGACAACGGCGAATTTCTCCGCGTACTTTCCGGCAATCGCCTTTCCAATCTTGACGGCCTTATTAAATACGAAATGGGGCGAATGCATGAACAGCATTAAATCCCAAATCGCCGCTTTACAGGCGATTGCAGCGCAGAAGCAAACGGGCGTAGCAATTATGACCCTGCTTGAAAATGGCGCGTGGGAGGCTTGCAGAGCGCCGCAAAGCCTTGCAAAGGTATTTCAGACGGAACAGGCGGCGCGAGATTATTTATCAGACTGCGATAGCATTATCATTATTGACCTTTAAGGGAATAGGCACATGAATAGCAGCATTATTAAATCACGCCTCGCAAAGCTCCAACGGAAAGGGGGCAGCTTCCCCAATGTTCTGCGCTGGATTGCAG